AGTTTGCACCAAACCTTCAAACATTGGGTTGTTAGAAACATTAACAATGTTCGTAAGCGTACCAAGAGTTAAAGCAACTACTGGAGGAACAATAGCAATACGACCTTCAGCAGGTACATCTGCTTCGTCAAAAGCAAACTGCATATAAGCCATGTCTTCAAGAGTCATAACACGGTTTGTAGCTCCAGCACCACCAGCTACCCAACGGTGAGGAACACTATTAACCAAGTTAACATTAGCTAAGGTTTGAATGCTATTAGCTGCCGTAGCCAAGAAACGTGTTTCGTGGTGTTGAGCAAAAGCGCGAGTAGACTCCATAGCACGTTGACCCATCAAGGTGTCAATTTGGCTACCATCTAAACGCAAGTCGTCAGACACTGCCCAAGCATCACCAACATAGTCAGCGATAGTCAGGGTTACATTACCAGTGTCAATTGGGTTAAAAGTTAGAGGTACGTCTTCTGCTGCTTCTTGAAGAGTTACATCACCAATGGTTTTAATGTTAAGAGTCGTGCCTTTTTGGAAGTCAGAGACATCCCGCCAGAAGATTTCTGGGAGCAGAAAAGGCTCCAGGTTCTCAATGATAAACTGAGAATATTGTTGGGCTTCAATAAAAGCCGTTGTATTACTTGTAAGTTGAGTCATTTTATATTATCCTTGCAATTTTTGTTTAACAATTTCACCAGCCCTGCGCCATCCATCAGCTAACTCACGAGAATTAGCATAAGGAGACACCCTAGCTGATAACTGATCTGTTTTAGGTGCATTAGCACTTAACGCTTGTGTATTAACACTCCCTTCGACGCTTGCGAATGAGGTCTTAGCTTTTGGTTGATTTACTCCTGCCATCTTAAGTACAGCTTGTGGTGACTTAGATGCCATAGCATTCAACTCATCGAAAGACAACCCAGTTTCCTTAGAGAGGTTTGTGTACATGTCTGCGGCTTTATCTCCGTAAACACTACCAAACTGCTCTTTAAAGATCTTTAAATTGTCTTGTGCGATTTGTTGCTTAGAACGCATATCAAGACGACGATCTACTATCTCAGACAATACTTGCTCGTTGACTTCAACTCCCTGGCTTGTAGGCTTCTGTTGTTCAGTCTCCCTGCTTCGTATTTCTTGTAACACTTCTTCTGCTGATTTACGTTTATTCAGTTCAGCTTCTAGCTCAGCAATTTTCTGTTGTTGAGTTTGAATGTGATTCTGAGCATTCGGAAATGCTTTATAAACTTCATCTACAGAAGCATACTTCTTACCTGGACCAACCCAATCAGCTAATTCTTGTGGAATTACTGGCTGTTGTACAGGATTTGTTTCAGCAGGCTGTGGTGTTCCTGCTTGATCTTTTGGAGCATCAGCTCCTTGTCCGTTAAAAATGTTTTCTTCACTCATTTGGAATAACCTTTAATAATTTTCTTAATCTTTTCTTACCACCCAAGTTAGATGCTTGATAATAAGGCCAAGCAGCTTTTGAGAATAATAAGGCCAAGCAGCTTTTGAGAAGGCTTCAGAAGAAAGCTCTTCACGTTCAATTAGGTCTATTTCTTTTTGTATAAACTCTCTTATTTCACGTACAGCCTCCTCCTTTGTTTTACCTTTAAAGTCCAAGATTTTCCTCCACTGGGCTAGTAGCCTCTGTTTCTAGGTCTATCTGTCCTTGTTGAACTAAACTCTGTGTTTCTTTATCCTCTATAACACCAATGTTTTCCCTGAATAGGTCATATTTCTGTAGACCCATAACTTCTTCTAAGAGAGTGAACATCGCTACTCTTGAGGTGTGGTTATTTAACATCTGAGCCATTGGGCTACTGAATATACCATTCAAGTTTTGTATCAATTGTGCCCTAGCAGCAAAGTGTCTAGCACCCATAGGTCTAATCTTACCTTTAGCCGTGATGTCTTCCTTAGTGATAGTTATGAAATCTTCTACACCAAAGTCTTCATCAAGAATACGAACAGTGTCTGTAACATCGATGTTTCGTCTTCCAGCCTCTAAGAACAAGTTCATAATAGGCTCTAGAAGATGTACCTCAAACTTCCGTGTCTTACTATTAAAGATACGTCCTGCATTATTCTCTAGTGTTTGTACTTCAAATGCTGTCTTCTCTCCTGGTGTACGAATACCCATGGCTTGCCTAGGAGCACCTGCCATTTCTTCCATCAAGTTTAAGAGATATGCTATCTCATTATTAACTTGGAAAGCAGCAGGATTAGGCGGAAGAGGGATTACATCCCCATCTTCAGGTATGTGTATCTCAGCATCTGGTGCCCACTCAAAAGGAGGGACCTCACCTATAATCTTCTTAGGAGGACGAATAGTAAAGTCCATTGCGTCAGCTTTCAGGTTCTCAAGATGATCCAGTCGATATTGCATACCTACTAAATTATCTAATGGACCCATAGCCCATAGGTTATCTGGTCTATCTCTCCAACCTACATGTACCTTATTGCTTCTTCCTAACCAATTAGGATTATCTATAACACGAAGGATTTTGTCTCCGTCTGCTATAGTAATTATCTTATTCTCGTGTAGTACATCCTTATGGATATCATACCAAGTACCTTCAAACTCTAAGATTTCTACTAATCCACTGCCTAGGTATTCAGAGAGTGTACCAAAGCCATCAGCTATATAACCATCAGCTTTGTCTATATCTTCCATATCGAAGACAGATATTTGTCTGCGAGTCTCTACAATCTTCTTAACTACTTCTTCGTCAAACTCTAAGTCTGGTCTTTCTTTTATTTCTTTTTTAAGTTCACCAATGCTTTTTAAATATCTAGTGAACTTAGGGGCTTTGTCATAAGAAGGGGCAGTAGGGTCGAACACATGGTCGTAAGGGGATATACGCCTTACTTTAGGACCAATGTATGTGGCTTCTTCATCACCAGTAACACCACCAGTAACACCATCTAAGTGTTTCTCTTCTACCCATATGACTTCAGCAAAAGCATTCCCATAGTCAATGTAGTCGTATATCAAATCAGACATAACATTGATAATGCCAGATGATATTGCCTTATTCTTGGTGTATGCCTCTATTGCCTTACGTTTGCTCTTCTCTGTAGAATTACTATCATCTCCCACCCACACTAACCAATCCTCATTAGGAAACAAAGCATCCATGTAGTTAGCATGGAGGTTATCTCTAATCTGAGCTAGTTTAGGGATAGTAGTTTTGTTGTTCCAAGGGAGGCTACTATTAGTAGTCGTAGACGTATCAGTAGCGAAGATATATTTATATAGCTCTTTCCACTCTTGTATCTTCTGATACTTCTGGATGCGCCATCTATCGTACACCTGCGCTAGTTCAGTGGCTAGAGAGTCGGACCCTTTAGAATCTATAATGCTCTGTAGCTCTACTACTTTATCAGTCATCTAGACGACCCCCCCGAAACGAGGATGATATTTAATGTTAGTTACTTTCTTTTGTTCCATCATGTATGTCCTTATTGGAGCCTTTGCTATAGAAATAGCATTAGCTAGAGCATCTTTAATATCATCGTGTGGAGGACGAGCCATAATTAGTTCTTCTTCTAGGCTTTGGCAGTTGCCTCCCTTATAATGCCAAATATTCATGTTGCTATACCTAGGCTCTAAGATAGCATTAATACGCTCTTCTTTAGCTCCCTCCGCTCTAGTAGGTCTATATTCATCTATAGAGAGAGGAATACCATTACGCTTAATGTAATCTGTACGTAAGCTATCAACTATAACCTTCTGCGCTACAGACACCTCAGCTCTTATCTTTCTAAACCCCCATTTAGAGAAAGCGTTTAGAATATGCTCATAATAGACAGACATCTTAGTTGTTTTAAATCTATCTATCTCTAGGATGTAATAGTTATGTTCACTATCTATTCCAACCACTACTAACGCTGTATAGTCAGCCTTACTGCTCAATGAATAAGCAAAGTCAATTGCAGCATAAACTTTAAGTTTCTTACCTGCATACGTCCAATCACCATACTCATTCTGCTCTAAGTTTCTTCTTTCATAATACTGAAAGGAACTCCTATCTATCTCACTCTCACCACTTGCATTTGGATTATTATAATATTGAGCATAGAATTGAATCATATTCAAAGCATACTGTGCTTTCTTTCTAGCAAGAATGTTCTGGTCAAACCCAAACCACTTGCCATCATGTCTTTGTTGTCTAGGCCAGAGGTATTCACCTGTCCCATCTCCGTGATCCTCTACCTGTCTTTCAAATACCTCGTATAGCTCTTCTTCAGAAAGAAGCTCCCCTTCTTTACCGAAGATCTCTACCTTCATACTCTGAAGATCGTTGTATAAATCATTAGGGTCATAACGAGTCCCTACAATCCATTCTCTAGCGTCAGCCCCTTCAATAGAAGAGAGGAGTGAATACTGCCCTCTAACCTTCTCTCTACCTTCATTAGTGTAAGCATTCTCTTTAACTACCACATCATCTAGTACAGCTATGTCACAGTGCATACCTGTGATACCAGTGGTTAAACCTGCTGTAAAGATAGAAGGATCTCTAATTGCCTCCTTTTCTCTAAGAGGGTGATCTACAGCAATTTCATTCTCTGTCCATTTCTTACGCTTACCTTCATCTTCATTAACCATCTCAGGCCAGTATTTTCTATACTGCCTACTAGTTAAGATTTCCTTAATAAAGGAAAGCTGTTTAATTGCTAGGTTAGCTGTAGAGGATATATACAATATCCTTAATGTAGGATCTTTAGTGAGTTCCCATGCTACCCTATACGCTACCATAGCACTCTTAGCATGATCTCGAGGAAGTAGTACAAGCTGATGACTTTTAGCATCTGGCCTGTACCACCACTCTATTAGCTCTTCATGTACGGAGCCTAATACTCTTTGAGGATGAACAAGTTTTATGAAGCTTATTAAACTACTCTCAGCTTCCTCTCTAATTAGATCCAGATTCGATTTCATATATTTTTTGTTCTTGTTCTATCCACTCTTTACAGATGTTACTTTCTAATACTCCTTCTGCGCCTTTTCTAACGAGTTCTTGAACTTCTCTTCTATATCGTTCAATTGCAGAAGCAAGCTCTTCTCTTTTGAAACGGGCTTCTCCAGGATTGCTGGAGGCTTCGGGAACGGAGGGCATGAGACTGGCGCGGTTGTTGCGCAAGCGCTTAATAGTGTTGTTAAGACCACTAAGCTCAACTTCATACTTTTCATTTAAATATTCCTCTGTCTTCTTACTATTTAATTTCAGAAGTTCTATCTTCTGTTTCTGCGCAGCAGCTAGTGCGCTGGCTGTCTCTTTGTAGCTCTCTAGTTTCTCTATCTTAATCTTACCAAAGAACATGGTGATACCACATCCGATGATAACAACTAACAGAGCAGCTATTATGTAGTCTTTAATGTTTAGTGAGGGCATTACAAATCCTTCCTAAATAATTCCTCTTCCTCTAAGCGTCTGCTAGTTAATCCTCTATACACCTTACCACCTGCTCTATTCCATCTTTTGAACTCTCTAGCAGCTCCCTCGTAGTCTTCTCTGTTTAGTTTACGAAGGAGAGTGGATCTCTTTAAGTTTCCTATTCCTAAATTGTAGGTGAAGCTAGTGATAGCATCGAACATATTTTGAGTGAGAGGTACTTTTACGTTTAGTTCTACACCCCTAGCAAAGTAAGCCACTTCTTTTTTAAGAAGAGCAATAGCATCATAATAGGATATTTTATCACCCTCTTTAACATCTTTAGTGTGCCCAAACCCTATAGTCCAGACTCCTACCCAAACCCTATAGTCCAGACTCCTACTACATCTCTGTAGGCTTCAGGCTCAAAGCCTTCCCACTTAGCTATAAGGTTTACAGCATTCATGCTAGGTCTCATTCTTTCTACTCTCCCAGTACATCTTAAATGCTTTCTACTCTCCCAGTACATCTTAAATGTACTTCTTGTTAATATTGTTAAAGGAGCAAATATTGCGGTGATTACGGCTGCTATATGCAGCAAATGATCCGGTGAATAATTCAGAGCATCTATAACCACCTCGAATGCCCAATAAGCTGTGACATATATCAAATATATATTTAACAGCACCACTAGTTTTCTAAACGGATGTATAACACCTAGAAGCTTCTCTGTCATTTCTTTGCTTTTCTCTTCATCCTATTAGCTTCTTTGTTAGCATTTGCTTTACGAGAAACTACTCTTAAATTACTCTTGTCGTTAGAGCCACCATTAACTAATTCTTTCTTGTGGTCTACAACCCTAGGATCTCCGTTCTTAAGTCCCATCTTCCTACGTGCCCTATTACGAGCAGCTCGTGCTTTCTTTCTAGCAGGCTTCTCAGCAAGCCTTTCTGCTACAAAATCACGTTTACCTGTTGTCTTATTTATAAGAGGCATTATTTATACACTTCTATTATATATCTATCAATAAGAGCATCAGAATCATTAGCAGATAGTTCTACACAAAATCTTAGAGTAGTTGGTACTGAAGTATCAACGGTTGTAGTGCTAGGGCCTGTACCTGTTGCCCCGTCACTAGATGAGGCGAACCTTTGAAAACCCCTAACCTGTACTGATGTGTCATTTCTGTTATGAAAGACAGTTTCTCGTCTACCAAACTCAGAAGCGGAGTACGTAGCAGAAAACATATCTTGACCCTCTAAATCTAATACATGAACCTTAGAGTTAGTGTCATTGCTTCCCAGAGACTGATCTATCTTCACCATACTATTCGCTAATAATGCAGGT